CCCCTACCATCATCTTTTGCTCTGGCTCTAAATGTTAAATCAGCATATTTTGCATCACTTATATTAACAACTTTTGCAGAGAAATCATCCGTTACTTTTGCACCGGCATCTATCTTAGATTGTTTACCATATAGCTGTTCTCTAAGGTTGTCAACTTCTTGTGATAAAGATTGAACTCTAGCAAATAAAGAAACTCTTTGAATTGATTCTGCGGTGGCTCTTTGAATTGCGTTTTGAAGTTCTACAATTGTACTAGATATTTTTGTTGTAGATTGTTGCGTTTCATTTTGAGCTACCGCTACGTTTAATAAACTACCATCTAATTCTACTCTCAAACTCTGAGAAACAATTTCTAATTCTTTTACTTTAGCTCTTAAATCTAAAATACTTTTATTCAAGCCTTCAATTGTCACATCCCTTGCGGCAATTTCATCTAATGCTGCATTATATATAACTCTTAATACAGTATCAGGCAGTTCAGGAGCGGATATTGGTAAAAGTTCAATAATTGTAGTATCAACCGATTTTAATATTTCACCAACATTATATTTTGGTTTTGTTAATTTACCAGTAACAATACCATCTTCATTATCTTTTGCATCAAAAAGGTGTACGCCAAAATTGTTCTTGGTTTTTATAGCCAAAGAACCACTCTGTAATATTTCACTAATTTTACTTTCGTTTTGTAAACCTTTCTTTATCATTTTAATTTTTTACAATACTAAATGTTATATCATCATCAAAGTATTGAACGCCACCGTTCAAATCTACTTTAAATTCAATCTTATACACTCTACCAGCTTCCCAGTTTGATAAATTTAAATTTATATAATTACCACTTTCATCGCAACTTATTTTTGAATAATCACCAAACGGTATTATAATATCATTCGATACAAAATCTCTTATTTGATAATAAGACGATGTTGGTAAATATTTTATATTATTATAAGAAAATTTATTAGTAAATGTTTTTAGCGGATATAATTCTCTGCCAAACAATTTTATTTTTGGAGTTGTACCTATTTTATATTCTTTCTTAAAATTAGTAACACCAACTTTTATATCATCGGCAGTCAATGCCACTAATGAACCAGTTACAAATGATTGGTCATCCCAACCTATTCTAATTTTTGGTTGATATATTGTGTTTGTTTCTTTACTAAAAATTCGTACTATTCCGTAATCTTGTGTATTGTTTTCTCTAGCATCCGAATGTTTTATTATTAATCCATCATTTGATATTGAACCACTAATCCAAGCTCTTACCATATTTGTGATATCCATCTGAATATCGGCCGTTTGATAATTAAATGCCTGAGTTGACACATATGACGTGTACCACGTACCTCCTGTACCATTATTTGGGTTTGAATCCGAACCAGCTTCTAATGTATTTATTAGCCAATCCAATTTACTATCCCCTTCTCTATAATTCCATGTTACACCAGCAGTTGATACGTTGTCAAACCTACTACCAATTCCCATTTCCCAACTTTGAGAAATAGGATATGCATACAATGTATATTCCAATGGTATTTCTTCACTTTGAGTTTCTTTTAAAATTAACTCAGCCTCTTTCATTTTTATTGAACCTTGTGAAAGAGATTGTGATATATATCCTATTTCAAATTTAATAAGTGCTCTGGAAATATCTTTTATATTTCCATAATACACTTTACCAATCTCCATTACTTCATCTAAACCAGTGTTTTGATTTGGTTGTTGAAGATATACCGATGCATCTTTTGATGCTGTTAAAAAATAGTATGCCATTATCTTACTCTACCTTTAATGTCCGTATCGGGATATTTAATTTCGAAAACCGAGGGGTCTAAAGATGGATATACTATCTTATCTTTTGTTGCCGCTTCTATATTATAAGAATTAGTAGAATATCGTCCACCACACTTATTTGTAATTTTTAACATCGGAACTGAGGATACTCCTTCAATATTTGCAATTAATAATTCTACTTCGCTCAAATTAATAGTTTGGTTAAATGTCCAATTATTCACGTCAAAATATCCTTTTAATTCGGATATGCATTTTGTGATAATTTCTGATTTGTTGTAATTTTCATACGCACTAACTTCAAAATCAATACCGATATTTATAACAAATCCATCTAACACATTAACACCATCTGTAAGCATCCTATATTCGTTCATATATGTTTTAAGATTTTCTTTAACACCTCTACTTAATCCTGTTAAATGCCCATTTACATCATATCCTAACAAATATAAATTGATTGCAAATGGATTGTTTTTTTCGTCTATATTTCCTTTTTTACCTATTAAAAAGTTTTGAAGTTCGTTTTTAACAGTTGCAGCTGTTGGTTCATCTGAATCAGGTTTATTTACAAAACTCATTACTAAATCGGTAAATTCTTGTAATACATTTGGTGATGCCAATATCGAAGCAGGGGAATTATTATCCAATGTACCATCTGCAATTGCGAATGATTTCGCTACCGAACCATATTTTGGTGGCATTGATAAAGCTCTTACTTGATAATCTTTTGCAGTAACTGCTCTATTCTGTGCCCCAAAATTAGCTAATGCATTTTGTCTTATTTCCTCAATTGTTTCACCATCTCTACCACCTACCGCTGGTATTTCATTATCGATTGCCAACGAAGCTTTTGCCGCATTATATAATCCCAATTCAGCTACATTTAAAGAAGTTAAATCTTCTTCATACTCTATACCAACAATTCTAGTAATAGTTCCTTTAGCAACATTGGATGCATTTCCACCACCTACATAATAACTAACAGTCATTGTTGTATTTGACGGCGATGTTCCATATGTTTTTGTTTTTAAGAAATTCGTTGGGTCATATGCTTCTTCCAATCTACTAATAGAATTTGGTAATCCCAATCCAACGTTTTTAAGATTTGGAATTAATAATTCATCAGATGCAGATGAATCACCGGCACCAAATTGTATTGTAGTTGTTTTATCTTCATTTACTTTAGCAACAAACCTTCTTGGAGTTTTTAAAGTTTTTAACACATATGGCACGGTCGATTTAAACTGATACAAATCTGGATCGTTTAGTTCATCATTTGGCTTATCTACAAATACCATTTCTTGCGCCAAATACGGTACTTCATACCATTTATTATTATTAGAATCTCTTACATCGTATATTTGTACTATATTAGTATCATCTATATCTATGGTTTGAAAAGGTTGATAATTTGAAAAAGTTACTTCTTTTGTTTTTATTGTAGCCGATATTGCTTGGACTAATTTTTTAACCAAATAAAAAGTTGCTTCACCAGTATTTACATCTCTTTGATATATTGTAATCTCTCTATCGGATTCATCATTAAAATCAACTCTATCGGTTGTTCTAAATTGTGTACCGTTATTCGATTGTAAAACCAATCCTTCTTTTATTCTCAAATAAAATCTCTCATCCGGTTTGTTATTAAGTCCAGTTCCAATTGATGGTAATAATTGATAAACCGATATGGTTGTTATTGCTGGAAATGACACTTTTGGTTTATATCCTAAAAATTGAGAAAGAGCTATTACACTTTTTTCATCTTCCGCATAAGGTAATAGGGATTCCTTTAATGTATCATCTATATAATATCCCAAAACATCACCAACATAAGATGCTAATTCAATGAACATCATTCCAGGCGATGTTTCATTAAAATCATTGTATGTTCTAGGAAAATAAGTTTTTGTAAAATCAATTAAATTATCTCTAAATCCCGCAAAGTCTTTATTCAGATATTTAATATCTTTACCCTTATTTTTAAAATTTTTATTTATACTTTTTATTGCCATAATTTTTAAGCCTGTACATTAAAGGTTACTACATCTAAAGACGGTGTTTCTCCAACTCTAAATTTTATTGAAACATTTACGGAATTACTATCTTTTAACGCATCAGATTGTTCAACTTCTATTTCTTCAACCGAAACATACGGTAACCATTTGGCCATAGTATCATTTATAGTTGCTTCTAGTCTTTCTGCAAAATCATCAGTATTTTGTTCAAATAACAATTCTTGAAAACCACTTCCTAAATCAGGCTGCATCACTCTTTCATATTTCTTTGTAAGTAGTAAACTTTTTATATTTGAACGTACTTGTTCGGTTGTAGTGAAAGATTGATTAAATGCTACATCAGATATTTGTATAGGCAAAGTTATTCCTATCGCGTAATCTTTAAATTGCGCTGTATCTAAAACTAACTTTTTACCTAGTACAATTGCCATTATTTCTTTTTAAATCTTTTTACAAGTTCAGAATAATCTCTATTCAATGCTTTATCAATTTCAGCTACTCCAGTATTTACACCCAATCCAGTTGGCTGTGGTCCTCTAGCTAAATCTCCATAACCCATTTTATCTGCTATTGCAGTTCTACCCACAATTGAACCCATATCACTTTGTCCAAAATTCATAGTTCTAAACCCACCATCACCTTGTGGAATTCCACCTCTTGTTTCATTTAGTATTTGATTAATCATTGGATTTTTACTAAAAGTTTTTTGCGGTAATTTTTCTTTAACCGATTCTATAACGGAATCATCTTCTAAAATAGCTTTAGCCATTGATAGCCCAATTGGCTGTGGTTTAGTTGACTGTTTTCCTTCTGCTAACATTTTTTTCATTTCAGCCTTCACACCTTCCTTAATTAAAGCAGGTAATTGCTCTTTTAATTCCTCTTTAATTAGGATTTGAATGGCTTGTAATAATTTCTCAGTATTCATATGTCCTTATTTGTATGTTTATAAATATTTGAATTGATTATTTTTGGGATTTAAGCCCAAAGAGTGTTATCTTTTTGTAAATCTGTCCAATATAATGTGAATTTTTTAATTCTATCGTCTAATCCATTGTATCCACCATTGATACGTTTTGTTACCACTTTGATTGTTGTGGTAGAAGAATCTACACATTTAACACCTAATCTATTTGATTTCCAGAATAAACAAGCAGTATCTGCATAATATTTTGTAGCTACGGCTGTTGGATTTCCAACAAAGTCAGCCCCTGCAATTGGTCCATATTTGTTATAATTTGCTCTACCTGTCAGTTGTATATATCCCCTTCCTTTATAACGAACACCATCGCCGGCCTGAGTGTTACCTAAATCTTTCCTTCCTTCGTATGCTTTTCCTGATGCTATTTCTTCTTTATATATAAAATTACCTGATTCGTGGTTTGTTTGTGCTAAAAAATGTGCTCTTTCCAATGGTGTTTTACCAACTCCATATTTTCTCATAGCCAAAACTAATGCATCTGGCACTTTAAGTTTACTTTTATAATTTGGAACAGGTTGAATATCATCTTTGGGTAATTCATCCGTTTGTAATTCCGGGGGTGTTGGTTGATTATTAGCATCTTGTATGAGTCTTTGTTCACTTAATTCCAATGATTGTGGTGCCGGTTCACTAACCACATTTGCCTCAAAAGCAATTGCCGTAGATTCGTTTATATTAAATCCTTCTAATGATGCATTTTCTGCTACTACCAATTGTGCATCAGTCATTTCAATTGAGGTTGTATCAACTTCTGGTGTTTCCGGTAAAGCAGGACCACCACCCGGTGTTGCGG